TAGCACCGATACTATGACCTTCTGCTGTTAGTATTAGTCCCTCCGGGGATGATAGCCTCGCTATCCCGCTGTTTAGCGATGCACTAAACAGAAGCCCCCCCTAGCACTCGGCTAGGAGGGGCTCTGGTATTGCTCTGCTATTGCGGGCTATGCCTTTGCCGGTGCGAAAACGCTGAGGTTCAGCTTGCACGGCCGGCCGTCGGGAAGCTCGCCGATGGGCTGCGGCGCTCCCGTTGTCGCGATGGTATCACTCTTGCCGCTGGACGATACCTTGCCCTCTGCGGAGAGATCGACCGTGATGACGAGCTTGCTGCCGTTCTTGCTGACATTGACGTTACGTCCAAGGGTATATCCTGCCATTGTGTTTCTCCTATGCCGTACTAACGGCTGTTGTTGTTGCTTTGGCATTGGTCGCGACTGCCGCGACCACGAAACGAGCCTACGCGACGTTTCGGCCGTTGTCAACCCGTTGCCTCGGATTTCTCAAAAAAATCCGTCTGCGGCGATCCTCGCAAGCCTGAGGGCATACTGCGGACCGCGTTGAGTGCCGAAATCCCTCGGATTCGGCGATCGCCGCACGCTGAACACTACGGGCCATGCTATCGGCGTTTGCTGTTCGGCGATCAGCGTTTGCTGTTCAGTGTCCACTGAATAGCAGCGAAAAACATCTCATCGACCCTGCGGGCCGACAGTAACCTAGCGCTCGCAGATCCCTGGCCGCCACATCGCCCCCCTCGGGTCGCGATGTGCACTGGATGGATTTTCTGAAATTCTGCTCCCCTCGGGTCGCGCTGTGGCGATCAGAGATTTTCGGACCTAACAGCCACGCGCCTAACATGACGCGCACACGCACACACGCGCCACCTGCGGGAGACGGCAGAACCAGTGATGCCCGCCATGCCGCGCTGACTGCGTGGGCCTCGGCGCGCCCGTAACCCCGCGAAAAAACAACCGGTTGCCGCCGGCCGCGCGTTTTGCTACGATCGCCCCCGGCGCGCGGCTCGCGCCGCCCATCGTCTCATGGTGAGACTAGGAGATAGCCCGCAATGACCAAACCCAAGCGAATCATCACCTGGAACAGCAAAAACCCGGAGAAATGCCAGATCTGCCGTCAGCCCATCGCGACCCTGTTCGTCGATGGCATCCTCCGCTCAAGACCCACATGGGCCATCATGTGCGTCACCTGCCATGACCGACACGGCAACGGACTCGGCACCGGCCATGGACAGATGTACTCCCTCCAGCGCTCCGGCGTGTTTCAGAAGATCTGGGGGTAGAAATGTCCATCACACACACACAGGCCATCATCGCCACGGCCCAATGCATGACCGACGGCGATGCCATTGACTTCATCGACCAGCACATCACAGCAGACGATCTCATGGAGTGGATCGAAGCATACTCGCCCGCAGAGATGCCCATCTTCCACACCAGCATCCCCAAGGGGTACGACGATGAGTGAGCAGTCCAAGACATTCGACCAGGGCCTACGAGAATTGCATGACAAGGTGAAGCGAGACATGACCCGCGATCCCGATACCGCACGCATGATCGAACAGGTCGCCAGCGTCACCGGCATCATCCATCTGCTCATCAAGCAGTCCAATCAGATGCCCAACCCCGTCCGCATCATGCTCTCCCGGACGATCTACGCCATCAAGGAGAGCATCGACGAACGATACCCGCTCAAGCTGGAGGATGACGGCGATGGCATCAACGCCGTCATGCAGATCTGCCCGGTATGCACAGAGGAAGATGACTGCCCTCACGGGTATCTCATCCGATGCGCATTGCTCACCATGGCGATGCTCCGCATCCACCCGAAAATCGACATGGACACGGACGACATCGACGATCCCAACGATGGGATGGTGGAGGTGTGATGCTGCCTGAGTATGTCTTGCTCACGAAGGATCAGATCATCGGCATCCTGATCCTCATCGGAGCATTGCTGATCCCAATCTGTGTATTCGTCAGCGAAGTACGCTATCGACGCAGATTGGATAGGGAGTACAAGGACATCATGAATCGGTACAGGATGAGAGTAGAACGAGAACGAAATCATCCTGTGAACCGGTGATACCAACCAACAACAGGCCAAGCTAGGCCACGGAGGAAACGGGAAATGGGATTCGACGACCATATCCGAAAGATGGCGAAGGAATACGGACTCAAGGTCCATGACACAGACATGAATTGGGCGGATGACGCAAAGACGAAGGTGTCCGTCACGGTCCGATTCTCCAATGATGGAGGATTCACCTCCGAAATCATCATGGACCGAGAACACTTTGAACGAGCAAATGCAGATGGAGCGCTGAAGCTGGCAGAGTATTTCTGGGAGAAGAGCGGCATCGAAGGGGGGCGCAGGGATTGGCAATTCAGCATCGACTCCTGGGAGATGATCGAACGACTCCTGGGGATTCCGTCGGTTCGCACGCTGTATCTCTGGGGACCTCCCGGCATCGGCAAGACGTATGCGGCTTATCACTACGGCCGCACGGGCAAGGGGTTCTATGCCGTCACATTGACGGATGAAACCTCTGCTGCGGAATTGCGTGGACACTTCATCTTCAAGGGTGGAGATGCACTCTGGCACGATGGCCCGTTCATCCGTGCCATGCGAGAGGGGAAGCGTCTGGTCATCAATGAGATCACCAACGCCTCCTCGGATGTGCTCGCATTGCTCTTCCCGATCCTGGAATCCTTTGAGACTGCCTGCATCACGCTGCCCAATGGCGACACGGTACGGCCGGCAGAGGGATTCCATGTCATCGCAACCGATAACCGGGCTCCGGAATTGCTCCCGGAACCACTGCAAGATCGGTTCATGGGATACGTCAAGGTGACACGGATGCATCCCAAAGCGCTGGATCGCATCGACGACGACCTCAAGAGGGTCGCAGAGCAGACCATCGGCGAGGGAGACAGGCTGATCTCTGCACGGGGATGGACCGCACTGGACATCCTCCGCAAAGATCTGGACCTGCAAGATGCGTGCAAGATCGCATTCGGTGTGTCCCGTGGCAGGAACATCCATGAAGCGCTGGTGCTCGCTTTTGAAATGCGGGCCAAGGAAGAGCAGAAGAAGGCAGCGCTGGATGCTGTGGAGTCCACCGATGGCGAGTAAACCGATCCACTACAAACCCTATCCGGAGCTGGTCGATCCAGATCCCTACCGTGGCTACAGCGTCGTGGACATTGAGTATGTCAAGAAATCGTCCAAGGAGCTGGGCAAAGTCGATGGACAGACCGACAAGCGGAAGCGGATCATGGCGGTCCCACTCACACCCGACGGAGAATACATCCGACGGCATGAGATGGGACACGCCAAATGGAGTCCCAAGGATAAGCCCCGCTGTCGATCCTGGCTGATGCGAGGCTGCATCGAAAGCCTGGAAGAGATGAGGGTGAATCAGGGACTCGCTCTGCTGGGAATTCCATGCGTCATACCAGAACCGGAGCGCAAGGAGTCCTATCTGGATCTCTCGGTGGAGCTGGGGGAGGGCAATGTGGTGGCTGCTGCATTGCGACTCGTCAGCTACGAGGGCACCAACGTCGCAAGATACCATCGGATGGTTTTGGATGGATGTGCAGAGCAACGCGATGTGAGAGCCATCTGGCTACAGACTCTGATGAAGAATCTGCACAAACGCATGGAGAGGGCCAGAGGGACGCAGCGTGTCGTTCCGAAATTCAGCTCCCTGCAACGCATCGCACGCTGGCTGGAGAAGGAGCTGAGGAAATTCAGCAGAGCTGAAGATGACCCTGATGGAGAGGCGAAGGTCGCCAGAGCTGGACTCCAGATGGGATTCGGACGATCCATCCAGATGAAGAAGGGGATGCAGCACCAACCATCGACCTACGACGGTGGTGACTATGGATCGTGGGGCCAAACAAGCCGATACGATCCCAAGCTCTCTCCGTACTATGGCACGAATTGGGGGCACACTCCCCCCGGAGAGATGCACATCCTCACGCCGCCATTGACGGTGCCTGTGGTATCTCCGGATCTGGAGCGTACCACCAAAGCGAGGAGTGCAGAGGAGGGTACGGAATTCCGTTTCATCGAACGATTCATTGCGGACCAGCGTGTGTTCAAACGCAGGGCAAAGAAGCGCAAGGGAGGCGGAACCGTACTCATCGACAGTAGCGGCAGTATGCATATCTCGGAGAGAGACATCCAACGCATCGTAGAGGGTGCTCCGTTTGCAACGACCGTGGCTGTCTACTCTGGCTATGGAAGGGAGGGCGATCTCAAGATCGTCGTGCGCAATGGCAAGAAGGTGGAGGCAGGCAACTTCAATACGAGAGGTGGATCGAACGTCATCGACCTTCCGGCATTGGAGTGGCTGTCGTGTCAGCCGGAACCGAGAGTGTGGCTGTCCGATGGTGGTGTCACAGGCGTCAATGACAACTCTAACCGACTCATCAACAAAGCCTGCGATACCGTGAAGAAGGAGAACAACATCACGCGATGCATCGACGTAGGGGATGTATGCAAAGCACTCAAGCGCGATCCTGATGCGTATGATGAAGGCGATACGGATGATGAATGATGAGCCCGCATAGGGCATGGAGGAAACGGGAATGAAACGACTACTCGCAAGTCTGCTGCATGACATCGGACTCAGGTACACACCGATGAAGTCCTACGAGGACAAGAAGAAGGCACTGGACATCATGCATCCGCAGGAGGCACAGGCTGGATTCACCGAGATTGCTGTGGTGATTCCATGTGAGTGCGGAACCATGATAACACTCGCTGCGGAGCCGGGGACACGAAGCAGAGCGGAAGCAGATGAGATGGCCGAAAAAGCCATGAAAGAGCATGAAGCTGTCATCGTTCGCGGTGCCATCGGAGATGAACCAGAATCCGAAGAGGATATGGTACAGGTGGCGATGAATATCGGATTCGCACCTAGCGTCTGCCGTGATTGCGGCAGGAAGTATCTCTCTGCATGGAAGGTGGAGTGCATCCAGATCAACCGAGCAGTCGATTTCCCGTGGGATGGGCCGGAAGGTCCGGAACATCCCGCCTCCGGATCGTTCCGCAAGGAAACGATCCATTAGCGGCCGGGGGAGGGGCGTCAGGGGTGGTGCCCCTCCCTCTGCCCACCATGTAGAGGTGTGTGATGCTATGGGAAGTTGCACAATTCGGTGGATTAGTTGTTGCTGTTGTGGTGCTGATTCTTGGTGTGCTGAAATGCCACGGTCAGCTATAGTGCCTTAGCGCTCACTTGAGCCGGGGAGAATCGTGAGGAAGGGTCATCGCTATCCGCCGCATCCACTGACGAGAGCGCAATGCCTCAAGATGCTGGATGCGGCCATCGACGGAACCAGAGTCGGCGTGAGGAATCGGGCTATCCTCGCGGTGCTTTATCGCACTGGGATGCGATGCAAAGAGCTGTGTACCCTCCAGCTATCCGACCTCACGGTTCTCTCCGAAGGAAACATGATCGTCCGCATCCGTCTGCCCAAGGGATACCAAGGAGGGGCGATGCCCCGCGAGGTCGGCATCGACAAGAGAACCAGTGCTATGGTGAACGAGTGGCTGGCGATACGCGGTACGGGTGATGGTCCCCTTTTCATAACGAGAAACGGGACGTGTGTATCGCCAGCCTACCTCAAGCAGATGATTGACCTCGCCGCAAGACGCGCAGGCGTAGATCGCCGCGTCCACCCTCACGCTTTTAGACACACCTTCGCCAAGGAATTGTATGACGAGGGCGTGAAGCTGATGGAGATCATGCTGGCACTAGGGCATGTCTCCCTCACGACAACGCAGAAGTATCTGCAACACATAGGAGCCACAGAAGTCGTTAATGCGACCAAGAACAGGAGTTGGTAATGCGAAAACGAAAGTTCGTCTGCCATAAGTGCAACAAGACCTTCAAGGGGGCCATCGACTCGGCCAATCATTTCCAGAAGTACCCGGATCATCGCAACAAGAAGCAGCAGCAGTCGTACGAGCAGAACCAGTCGTACCGGAAGAAGCAGGGCCGCAAGCGAACCAGTGTTTACGGTTCGCCCCTCCCTACCATTAAGAGCACAACCCGAACCAGAACCGACCGAGTGGCACGGTTCTGCACCCAATGTGGCGTGCGGCGAATGCCGGCGCATGTCTATTGTGGTGGATGTGGAGAGAAACTATGAGCAATATAAGCGTACGAGTACAGCATCTCATCACCGATGTTGACATGCGCCCGACTCGGGCTCTCGTCAGCGGCAAATTCAAGGTCTTTGGCAACCTCGGGCGTGGACAAATCGCGCTGCTCATCAACCGAGCCTGCACCATTGCCCGCTTCGTGGATAGCGAAAAGACCATCCATACCATGTATGCGAAGCGCACGCTGGCAATCGGAGTCAACGTGGTGAAGAACAAGAAGCTGGAGCCCCGGCATGTGGTGGGACTCTCGGTGGAGAAGATCGAAAAGCCGAAGAAGGCCCGCAAGACCCAGAGTCGCAGGAGGAAAGCAGCATGAAACTGGTCATCCATAAGCATCAAGTACCGGTGTCAAATGAGCTGTTTTCCTTCACATGGCCATTGAGCGCGAAGGTGATCCACATCGGGATGCAGGATGGAATGCTCACCTTCTGGACGGAATACGATGAGAACGTGAAAGGCTTCAGAAAGCATAACTACCGCATCGTACCCACTGGAGGACACATCGAATCGGGGATGCTCCACAAAGCCACCGTGTTCGATGGCATGTTCGTATGGCACGTCTACAGAGACTTGGATTCGGAGAAAAAGTCATGAGAGTGATACACCCGACCAAAATCATCGAATGGCTGAAGGAAACCAATGGCTACGCGATCATGAAGCCGGAATTCTTCACAGAGATGGGATTCGACTTCAAACCCGTGAAGTACCCCACTGATCCATCGCTTGGGAAATTTGCAGCGATCCCGGACGATGAGGGTGCGGAATACGTGGAGGGAGTCGCCGAATTCGATGCCGTGGAGAACATCGCCGACATGCTGGGCGTGTCCACCCAGACCATGTTCATGGGACGCGGCAAGAATTTCCGCATCATCGCGAGTGAGTACGATCTACTGAAGGAGATGCTGGAGATCCTGGGTCCCCACGACTGCTACAAGCTGGGCGTCCTGATGGGTATCATGAGGAAAGCGGACGACGTGTATATTGGAAGCCTGGAGACAGAGCTGGCGGCTGCACGGAGAACCATCAGCGATCTGGAGAAGGCACTGGAGGCACATGAGCAGGACACTCATCGTTGACATCTTCGATGAAAACACGTTCTGCGTCCGCTTCCCTGGAAGGACCTGGGAGCTGGCCCATGACGTCGTTGAAGATCTGCGGGACAATCCACCGGAGGGCTATCGCATGGTAGAATCCCAGGTGAAACCACGAGACCCCCTCAAGAGCGGTCGTCGTTGCAACATCCGCTTGACCTTCCTCCGCAACGACGACCGCATCCCCCAAATGACAGAAGGAAGCGCTGTGGCATTTTTCATGCCGTACATGCTTACCGCTCAAGGAGTGAACCAGTGAAATTCACGATCCGAATCGACCTACGCATCGTCTATGCCCTGCTGGTAATCGCTGCTGCACTGATCCTCGTACGGATCGCCACCGCGCAGACCCCCACTCCACGTCCAAATGTTCCGCTGCTGCAAACGGGAGGCATCTTCAATGCAGGATGCCAACCCGTCGCTCCCTACGACACGGTCGTTCAGGCGTGCTGGGTGCGAACCGATACGACTGAACCAGTGGAGCTGGGCTGCGTGGATTCTGTCGGTGGTGCGGAAGCGCGCATGGACCTGAATATGGTGGTCAACATTGGTGAAGTGGCAGAGATCCGCTGCTACGTGGTGAGCGACCAGGGGGTTCCGTCGGACTACAGCGAAAACGCAGGTATCGTGGATTTTACCCGACCGGGACGTCCGTATGTGAAGTAGAACCAGTCGTGTGTGCCGACCTAGATGGTGACGGCCACGTAGGATACACAGACTTCGGTATATGGACCGGAATGTTCGGGAAATGCACCGACGGAAAGAAGGAGATCCCCTGTGAGTAGCTGGAAAATTGGCATGTTGACGTTTGGCGCAATCGTATTCCTTGGAGTGGTCGCCCTGTTTCTGGTGGAATTCGCGCATTGCGCGGATGGACTCTGCGGGAACAAGTGCTTTTCGTCCGCAGACTGCATGTCAGGATGCGTCTGTATGCAAGAAGATCCGCCGAACCTCGGCGTCTGCGTGAGCTTTAACTGATGCCCTGGAAGCACCAGTCCACAGTCTCACCACTTCGGCGGATCATGATGGCGCGTGGGCTGAACATGATGGAGCTGTCGGTCTATTCCGGCTGCTCCATGCCCACGATCAGCAAGATCGACAAGATGGACGCGAAGAGCCTCGGCGGAACCACCCTGCGCAGCATCCTGAAGCTATCGCTTTATCTGGACGTGGCTCCGAGCGACATCATCCCGTTTCTGGGAGTCCGTCCCAGCAAAACGCGGGCTAATGTAAAGAATCACGCGAAGGGCGGTGCGGGTCGTCCGAGAAAGACACTAGAGCAATCGCCTCCTCAGGAGAACGAACCACAGCAAACTGCCCCCGCCATGTGCGATCGAAATCCTTCTGCCAATCATTGAGATGTGAGTGCGTAGTGCCGCCACGGGGACCCAGTGGTAGCTTCACTTCCAGCAGAAAATTCCTACCGCGATAGCCGACGAGGAGGTCGCAGGGCTTGTCCAGTCGATAGACGGACGCTCCGATCTTCCGCAGCGCACTGACGATCGGTTTCTCGTTCCCGTCACGCGTGTTCGCCCAGCGGGACAACCCCATCAGTGGAGAAAATACCACACCCCACACGCGACAGCCGAACCAGTGGTGATCTGCGCGATTTCAAAGACTTGCTGCCAGCCCAACCAGGAGAAGTCGAAGAAGGTGCGCTTTCCGAGCGCAGTGCTAGGCGCTCCGATAGCTGGATGCTCCTCTATGATCCAACGATGCTGCGCCTGCTCGCGCAGGAACGCCCAAACCAGTGTTGTCGGGATCGCCATCCAGTACGACCAACAGACGGCAAATGCGACCGCAAGACCCAGTGCTAAATGGAGCGGGATGTTCAGCGCGTCACGCTTTTTCAACACAGCCTCCCATCGCGAATCACGCGCTCACCGTGCCGCATGAGTCGCTTCCATTTCGCCCTTCGCTCCTGGTCCGAGGCGAACCAGTCGTAACCGTGCCCAAACTTCTCCAGTTCTCGCTCTTGCTCTACTCGCTCGGAGAGCCTTCGAAGAGACTGAGTTGGCCGGATCGGTAGGAGAGCTTGAACGACGCATTCTCCAACGGGATCGTCGCCTTCTGCGTCAACGTCGCTTCGATCTCCCCCTTCTGGGAGACACGGAACTTCGCAGTCACAGTAAAGCTGGCGCTCATCTTCCCGCGTCCAATCGCATCTTCGATCCTCGGTAGGATCTGGTGCAGCATCCTCGCATACTCGGTCCCAATCACCGCTGCCAACTGAGAGTCGGCCATACACCCTCCTAGAGATCATGCCAGTCCATGCCCCCGGCCAGCCGAATGCGCGGACGATCCGCTTCAGGCTGGAACCGACAGGTTTGCTGGTTGCGAAGGTAGATCCCCATCTCGCCTTCGCCACCCGTGCGGCGAGAAGCCAGCAGATCCATGCGCACGGGAACAAGTCCTTGCATCAGCCCCTGGCGCTTCACCGACAGCTTCACGACGAGGTCGGCCCAAAATTCCAGCTTCCCGCCCTTCGCCCCGCCGATCTGGTTGGTCTCGGATACGATCAGGAAGGATGCAGCGCCGTAGGACATCCGGCGCGAGAGCATGGCCCACAGCGCATACTCCTTGAGGGTCCTCAGGTAGTCCTTCCCGCTCATCTCGGTGATGGTGTTGATGGAGTCCATACAGATCAGGATGGGAGGGCCACCCGGATCGGTAATCATCTGGATCTCCTGCTGAATCATCTCCGGAGTTTGGCCCCGGCCCACGAAGACGACGTGCAGAAACTCCTCGCAGGACATCGCTTTGGGGTTGGCGAGCAGGTAGCGGTTGATCCGAGTCGCCATCTCATGCTCGTCCAGCTCGGCGCAGAGGTAGACGACCTGCCATTCTTCTGTCGCGGCCGCTTCAATGCAGCTCCCGAGCGCGAGCATCGTCTTGCCGGTCTTCTGCCCGCCAAGGATCACGGACATGCCGTAGAATCCGCCACAGTGGTTGTCGATGTATTCGACGTTGGATGGCCAACGCTGAAGTGTGTCTTCGATGTTTCCTGAGATTTCCGGTTTCTTGATTTCGTTTGAGGACCACTGCTTGAGCGCCAGATAGGTGGCGCACCATGCTCGGTGGCCGGCGGGTTGAGAGATGTCCGAGAAGAATTTTTGTGGGTCCAGCATCGCCCGGAGGTACAAGCCGCTCTCCTGGCTGATTTCATTCGTCCTGTTCTTGTCGTACACCACCCCCCCCCATGATCTTGCGCAGTATTCTTCGATTCTGGGGGTTATGTTTGTCGGCAAACATCTGATCCACTTCAGCGTCTAGTAACTTGGCCTGCTGCTCGCAGGCTTCTTCGTAATCCGCATTCTCCATCGCTTCGCGAGCGCGTTCCAGGTCCCGCATGTGACAGCGCGCCCACCACCGACGGACGGCGACTTGATGGCGCTTGTAGTGGTAGGTCTTGTACGCCGGCCACGCGATGTAGTTGAACCACGCTTCGACCTCACGCCAATGCAGCGTCAGGCCGAAGGGGTTCTCTGCAGCCAGCTCGCGGTAGAAATCACGACTGAAAACGGGACGGTCCAACGACTTCCCCCCAACCATTTGCGATCATGCCATCGCTTGGCGGGAAGGTCAACCGGTTTTCCTGAGATAACCTTTCAGTCGTCGATGCGATTTCGCATCGGTCGGGACCAACTTGAAAAGCAGATCGCGATCCGCGAAGTCGTCCAACGTAACGTCCGGCCAGTAGGTCTGGATCACGGCGAGCACGGTGGACAGCTTGCAGTCCGCACCACCCGGCGCTCGGTCGGGATTCAGCCCTTCCAGCGTGCGCAGCAAGTTGGTGGATGAAAGCCCCATTCGGTTCGCTGCTTCGTACAGCGACCAGCCTCTTTTTTCCCGAGCGCGCACCAGCGCAGTCGGGAGTCGGTCTTCTTTCAACATGAGGCGCATGATAGCAAAAAAATCGACAACCCGTGACCGGATGTGTCACACTCGGGCGCGAATCTGGTCAGGCCACCGGGGGAGTCAGTCCCGATGGCCTGCCAGTACAAACACCAAAGCAGATGTGGAGCAATAGGAGGATACATGAAGCCCTCAGAAGGTGTCTACCCGAAAATGCCGATGTCCGAGTACGGTGCTCTGGATGCGGCGAACTTCAGCACGCTCAAGCACTTCAAGCGCTCGGCTGCGCACGTCCGAGAGGCCATCGTGAGCCCACCGGAGCAGACGGCTGCGATGCTACTGGGGCAAGCAACCCACAGTGCCATCCTGGAGCCAGACCTGTTCGCCGAGGAGTACGCGGTCGCTCCTCAGGTGGATCGCCGCAAAAAGAAGGACAAGGAGATCTGGGCGCAGTTCGAAAAGGACAACCACGACAAAGACATTCTGCGCCGCGAGGAGTGGGAGCTGTGTACTGCGATGGCTGCCAGTGTTCACGGACATCCTGCCGTGTCCAACATTCTCGCTGAAACGGGATTCAATGAACTGTCGTTTATCTGGAAAGATGCTGAGACCGATGTGCTGTGCAAGGGCCGCTGCGATCGCTTGGGCTACGTCATGGGCAACAGCGCAGTGATCGACGTGAAGACGACAGAGGACGCCAGCGAACGTGCGTGGATTCGCGAAGTCATCAAGTATCAGTATCACGCGCAGACCGCGTTCTACCTGGACGGACTGGAGAAGCTGAGTCCTTCGGTCGAACGAAAATTCATCTGGATTGTGGTGGAGAAGAAGCCGCCGTTCTGCTGTGCTCTCTATCAGCCCGACGATGCGACACTCGCAAAGGGCAGGTCGATGTATCGCAAGTATCTGCGACAGTGGGTGCAGTGCAACGAGACCGGCGTGTGGCCAGGGTATCCATCGAACATCCAGCCGCTTCTTCTGCCGGACTGGGCTCTCCGAGCAGAAGAGGGAGAAGATGCATTTTGATCTGCGCGTGATCTCACTCGGAGCAGGCGTGCAATCCACAGCGATGTATTGGATGGCGAACGAAGCGAAGATTCTTCCTCGCCCCAATTTCGCGATCTTTGCGGATACTCAGCAGGAACCAAAATGGGTATACGAAAACCTGCAGCGCATGATCGACCACGGCTCCATTCCGATCCGTGTGGTCACGAAAGGAGACATTGGAGAGGCCATCCAGAACGCCTTTGACCCGGAGAAGAAGAAGCGATTCGCTTCCATTCCTTTCTGGATGGACAAGGGCGGCAAAGCCGTCCCAGGCCGGCGGCAATGCACCAATGAGTACAAGATTCGTCCGATCCAGGAGGAAATCCGATCCATTCTGCGACTCAAGCCCAACGAACGTGCTCATCCGCGCTATCGGGTCGAAAGCTGGATCGGGATCAGCACCGATGAGGCGACCCGGATAAAGCCTTCGAAGCGACCCTGGATCACGCACCGCTGGCCGCTCGCCGAAATGGGGATGAGCCGAGCGGACTGCCTGCGCTGGCTGTTGGAAGCAAGACATCCGATTCCGGGACGATCGGCGTGCGTGATGTGTCCGTATCGGAACGCTTCAGAGTATGCGATGTGGAGAAAGGAACGGCCTGAAGAATTCCAGCGCGCTGTCCAATTCGATCGGCTGCTGAGATCCAATGGGACAGGACGTGGAATGAAACGTGAACAATTCGTATCGAACCTCCTTGTCCCATTGGAGGAATTGCCTCCGGCAGAAATCCTGCAGGAGACGCAGCTCAGCTTCATCAACCAGTTCGAAAACGATTGCGAGGGAATGTGTGGTGTATAGGACAGCGGAAAACTACGACGCCTACATGAACGCGGTACGTGGAGATGGACGCGCCGTCGCCCGAGTGGTGCAATGGCTACGCGGTCGCGGAGATGATGCCATCTATCTGCCGAAGACCTACGCCAAGCGCCAGGAGGACATCGCAGACCACGCGGATTCCGGCGACTTCAAGGGCGTGCTCCGCAGCTTTGAACAGCACCTGGAGTACGTCTACGGGGTCAAGGAGCGCGGGTTGGATTTCACCTGCGCGGACGACTTCCCGTACCGGGACATCACCGTCTGCAAGAAGGCCGTCTGGGATTTCGCGAATCCCAAGCCACGGGCCTTCTTCATGCTCAACCGCAACTGGACGCACGTAGGAATAGTTTGGTCCAGCACCGCAGAATTTTGGACCACCAGGGAATTCACGGATCACCGGCCAAACCGTGGGGAAACAGAGACACTATACGTCGCCCCACTGCGAGGGGTCCCGTTTTTTGACATCAGGGAGGAAGGCAATGAGTGACGAGAAGCAAAAGAATTCGTTGATCGCAATGGGTCAGAGAGGCGTGAGCCTCACGTCGATGGAGGACGCGTGGCGCTTCTGCAGGGCGCTGGAGGAGTCGGGACTGGCTCCGAAGGGCATGAAGACGCCAGCGATCTTCGCCGTGGTTCAGGCCGGAGCAGAGCTTGGGCTGACGCCCTTCCGAGCGCTGTCGAACATGAAGGCCATCAACGGACGCGTGGGACCCATGGGAGCGCTCGCCAAGGCGCTCATCCGGCAGGCCAATGTCCTGGAGCCGGGTACAGGGTTCAAGGAGAAATACACCGGGACCGCTGGAGAGGACGACTGGACGGCCCATTTCTCCACACTTCGGCGAGGTGAGGCGGATGTCTACACCACCTCCTTCAGCGTGAAGGACGCGAAGCGGGCTGGCCTGTGGGGGAAACCCGGCCCCTGGAGCCAGTATCCCAAGCGGATGCTGATGTGGCGGGCAATCGGCTTCCACATGGATGACTACTACAGCGACATCCTGATGGGATTCCACGTCGCCGAGGTCCTGGAGGACTACCCGATGGAGCACCGCATCCCGATCGTGATGGAGCCGAAGGAGGTTCCCGATGAGGACCCCCTACTGGCTGAGGTGGAGCGAATCGGCGCAACCATGCAACCACCGGAAGAGACGCCAGAGGAGATCATCGAAGTCGATGGCGAATTGGTGGACCCCGACACCGGGGAATTCCTGGAGGAGCGCCCCAGGCAGGCGCGGCCGGCCGGCTCACCGCTGGGTGACGTTCTGAAGGAGGCAGAGGCGCTGGAGGACGAGGACCTGCGGCCCGCAGACCCTGGAAACGCAGCCGAGGAAGGAGAAGAGAACGACGAGCTGTTCTAGCCCATTGTATGAATTCAATGGCCAGTTAAACTGGTGACGGATGGCTCTGCCGGCCCCTCACGTCGATTGATCCCAAGACAAACGACATCGGTGGAGCCATCCTGTCGTTCCACGTGGAACCCTACTCCTCGTTCATCGCGGCGATGCCATCGCAGTACGGCAGGATCTTGTCTGCCATGTAGGTGACCAACGCGTCGTGATCGCCGGCTTCATCCAACTGGTAGAGCTGAACGAGCGCTTCTTCGTCAATCCCCGGACACGGTGGTACGTGAACGGTCACGTAGCGCTTGCAGCATCCGCCGAATGCGCTCGCGGCGAGGAAGAGACTCGCTATCACGGCGAGCCTGCTCAAACCGCTTCGTCGCATCAATCACCTCCTTCATCGCATCCGCAGCGGCCGCACGGGTCGCGCCGCTCTTGGCCTCGCTGACCAGAAACACCACGGACAGGACCACCAGCAGCACCAGCCCGCCGATCGCGGCGTAGCCCATCAGACCACCTTCCCGAGCGTCATCCCCTTGTTGCGCATGGCCTTGCCGACGAAAGCCAAGATCGCGGACGTGATGATGACGACTACGCCCTCCTGCACACCCGTCAGATCCACCTCCAGACCCGCTGCCGTGATCTTGGCGAATAGGAAAGCGACGATGAAGGCGACGAAGGTGCGCACTGCGTCCCGTAAAGCGCCTGTGGTCGGTGCCGATGCCGGTCGTGTTGTTTCTGCCATTTCACCCCCCGTGGTGGAAAAAAGTGACCATCATTGGCGCGATGAACGCCACGAACATCACCATCCCCATGGCGATATAGATCAACTTGCGCATGGACTGGACTTCTAGGCGCAGCTCTTTCAGCTCCGTTTGCATGAAGGTCTGGCAAACCGTCGTCTTCGTATCAGTAGAGTTGTTGTAACCAACTTGGTTCTTCCAGCGCTCTTCGAACAGGGCCTCATGCGAATAAACCCAGGCGATCACATCGTCCAAGCTGTGGAGCGTCCCAGGTTTCATGACGCCATCACCCCCGCCGTCGTCAAATGGAATTCTAGTTGAAATAAGATCGGCACTCATTTGGGGTTAACCCTTTTACCGGTTGATTACGGTCGCGATTGCCTTCCTCGTCAAATTCAAAGTTCCGTCAACTGCTGTGATTTCCGCTCGCACACGCATCCCCAGTGCTAGATCCGCATGGTCGTGCGCGATGGTGCCTCGGTAACCCCAGGTCGGATCACCAGCGACCGGATCACTGGAGGGGAAGGTTCCGAAGTCTGCAAAGTTTGTAATGTCTGCTCCAATCTTACGCTTGATGATGTTGCCCGCTGAGAAGTCAGAACCGACGAATGCTGTGACTCGCACGTAGCCATCATCGGGGTCGAAATAAGCGCTTACGGTCTTTTCTGCGGTGGTTCCGTCGTCCAGTGTGATCTCCATATTTTCACCACCGGTCCAAACGCCCAAATTGTCTACAGGGAATCTAACACTCGTAGCTCCACCGTAGGTGACGACCGTGACCTTGTTGCCAGATGCCGCGTCATCGGTCAGACCGGAAGCAAATGTAATCTCTCCCGTTACTGTGTTCACTGTCAGTACGGTCAATTCATTCGGAGTTCCGTCATCGACGTAAACCCGGATCGTTGAGCCAACCGTAGCCGGCAACGCATCAGCCACATAAATCGTTGTCGCAGCGGCCAACGCATCCGCTGATAGGATGGTCGTAAAAGCTGCAATGCGTCCGTCGTAGGCAGTGTCGTACAGCTTCGCTTCGCACGTCGCTGTCGTTGCAATCGTGGACATCGCCGCATCGTTAGCGACATCGACTGGACCCTGCAGTTCGATCAGATTGTCGCTGAGCCAGTCCAGTACCCCAGTCATCTGTCACTCCCCATGCGTGCGAAGGCTTTGGCAGCTTCACGGATGCAACCCTTCGCCAGCGCTGCCGGACCCATGAATCCAGTACCTTTGGCGGAAGGTCCGATGGCTGCCACAGCGCCAACCGAAGAAGATACACCAGTAAAAGACGCCCCTGCGTTTTGAATGGCGGCACCACCGTCAGCCGCTGCTGAAAAGGCCGCAAACCCATCCGCGCCGGCCCCGATGAACACGTTGGCATCTACAGCGGGTCCAAAACCCATCGTGGCTTGCACCGCCGAGCGCATGAAACCCACTGCGTCTACCGCGAGACCCATGGCAGCCTGAGCGCGAGCTGCCGGCCCAATAAAACCCGCGCCGTCGCCGACGAACACCCCTTTCGTCGGTACGACAAACTGCTTCCATCTCGCAATCTTGCGAAGGACGCGGCTCCAGGGTCTGCGGTAGACGTAGGGACTCATCAGACCATCTTGAATTCTTCGTAGACGACCGTGATCGTGATGGTCGCGGCGGCTACGACTTCTTCATTGCGGAGAACCATCCCGGCCGCGCTGGTGAACCAGGGGCGCTCTTCCGGTGTCGGGAGATAGAGCCAGCCAGCCTGCACGTTCCAGGAGTCTTCGATCAGCATGGTCTCGGTTCCTGCCGCATCGACCGTATGGTTGTACTCGCAGGTCGTGTCGGAAGCCTCGTTGCCTGCCAAGAGCGGTCGCGGCGTTGCTGCAGTACCCGTTCCAGACGCCGTATCCCGTCGCATGGAAATGCGAGCCATCCCCGCATTCGCATCGGCTTCCAACGTGCTCTGTCCGAGCCGAATGCTGTGAATGCAGATGGGATTCTGGCTGGCCGGGAAGAGTTCGAACAGATCCTCCACGGCATCCAGCTTCGTCGCCATACTCACTGCTACGGAAAACATTTGACCCATTATCATCTCCTCAAGTTGTGGCCGTGTGCCCGTTGAGCCATGTGGGATACCAGCCATCCCCAATCAGATCCAGAAACGACTGGCACAGCCACACCATAAACATACTCGGTTTGTGGAACGAGCCATTGAACCTGGATCGCGCCACGTTCTGCGATGGATCGCAGTTTCGACGTCCGGTAGTAGATCGCTTCCATCCAGCCAGGAGCGCGTACCGTGATTTGCGGAGCAGAGATCGACGGACGCTGGCGAAGGATCTCACGAACGTCGAACACATCTCGCGCCAACAGCTCTGGGTATCGCTCCGTTCTCTGCTGAATGATCTCCATCCATCCAGGAGTCTGCACGGGAGCTTTCTTTCCATAGACAACATCCAGCTTTTGCCGTTTCCTGAATTCAGCCTCTCGGGGGACCTGGATTCGCTTGGGCTGCGGGGCTCCCTGGATCGCAGCGGTGAAATTGATTCTCGGCGTGTAGTCCCACCCGTATTCGGGCGGCACTCCCAGAGGTCGGCAACGGATGTCGATGTAGTCTCCTGCAGAAAGCAGATTCGGTCTGCACAGCAGGCAGATTTCAACCGAGAGTCCTTCTGCAATCGCAGTGACGGTCCAGGTTGAAGTGCCGGTCTGTTGGGGAGAGGTGCCGGTGATAACGGCTGCGTTCGTGGTGTCTGCCCAGGTGTTCGCGTACACCTGATCTGCCCCGGTGTAGGCTGTCGTGTCGTCGTGATGGGAAATCCACCTAGAATTGACGGCACGAATGCGAGCGCCGGTTGTCGTGATCGGACCGTAAGATGCTCCGTTGTAGGAGAAAATGAAGTCGAACTGGTAGTCGGCAGACGGCTCCAAGTTGTTGCGCTGCATGGCGAAGCGAAGCCGAAATGGACCTGCATTGATCGGTCTGCTGATGTTCGTGTTGATCGCTGCGAGCCAATTCGCGATCGTCCCTGATGCTGGGTTCTCATATCCATCGTCTTGTCTAAAGCGAAACTGGCCCCCGGTGAACCCATTGCCACCGGTTCCCATTCCCATCGTGCCCACGGCACTCTCCTATCAGCCATAGAACGTCTCAAACCCGTAAATTGGGCGTTCGGAATAGTCCTCGTGATAGGGACGATGGCGCGCATTCTCGCTCCAGCGCTGGTCGTCCACCGGTTCGTGCCCAAGTCCTCCGCTCATCCAATACAGATCGCGGTACTTGTGCTCAATCATGTATGACATTTCTGCCGCTCGCTGAGCACTCACGCCACCAATGATGTCCGGGTCGCTGCGGATGCGCTGGCGGATCTCCCAGAACTTGTTGGTCGTCAGCGTACGCCCGTGCATGATGCAGCGGATATTGTCGAAGTCGTTGGCGAGCCAGTCCAGCAGCCCGTCGATTCCCACGCCGACCCAGTTGTTGTCGCGGATGCTGAAAATGTAGTGGTACTGCTCCACAACCTCTCGCACGGTCTCGTTGTCGATCGGCTGGATGATGCTGTGGACGCCGATCCGCTTCGCCGCCGGGATCAATTTAGGATCTCCATTGGGAGAAACGTCACTCCATAGCAGGGAAGTGTCGTCGGTGTAGAAGATCTTGTACTTTGCCGCCATTTAGAACTCCGCGTCGGCTACGAGGTGGACATGCATGGTGGTATTCGTCGGATTTACGTTGTCATTGTGGTAGCTCACAGACCGTTGCGAGATGCGCTCGGTGAACGACGTAATATCCATGTCGGCACCCGTTCTCTCCGCGTATACGTTCTCGTTCGCGGCTGGAGTCGCATTGGACGGGTTCCATGAATTCATCGTCGGATCTGTGCGCATCTCCACCGGGAAGCGCCATTCGATGATTCCCTGGTTCGAAGTCGCATTGGAGTTGAGACCAGTGGCTGCTCCTGGAAGACCTACGCCATGGCGCGGGTCCTCTCCGTAGTCGAAGGTCGTATTGAAGTACCGCTGGCAGCGTAGAAGATCGGTTGTGTAATCGTTCGGAGAGAAGGTCCCCGCCACTGTGCTGTTCTCAAGCCGTACCCCAGTGATATTCAGCGTGTTCCCCGCGCTGAATACGCTGTCCGCATAAATCAGGATTCCGATGTTGGTGATGGCACCATAGGCACTGATGTCCATGTCCTCCATCGTTTCTCGCTCCCAGGCCGTGCTGATCGTCAGCGTCCCGGAATCCGCAATCTCCGTCCAGTTGGCGGCAAAGCTGACGGCCGCACCGACGGTTCCCCAGTCACTGATGGGAGTCAAAGACAGATTCGCGTGATCCGCGCCTCCACTCCAACCGAGCACTTTCATGCGAATTCCGGAGAGCGTGCCCGAAGCGATGAAATCGGCACCCATCGAAATCGCGCCCGATCCAATAAGGATTCCAGAATCCTGCGCGTCCAATACCTGGAAAATTCCGAACTTGTCCCCTGCGGTATAGGATTGAGTTGTGAACTTCATCGACTGGTACTGACCTGTAGGTGCGCTCGTCGTATCGACAGCGACCGTCACAAGGTTGTCCGTTGAGCCCGTGCTGTTCCCGGAGAGCAGTCGCCAGCGATCCGCTACGTAGGCGTTGTCATCGTTGACGTAGATCCTGCCATTTGTCGTCGTGTTGTCGATCGAAGTTCCGCGTTGCCAGATCAGCATCCCAGGGTTGTAGACGACGTTCTTGCCAGGAGCCGAAGCGCTCGTAATCAGTTGCGAGGCATGTAGACCATCGACCGTATCCGCGTCCAGGCCATTCCCAGACCCAGTGTCATAGTCTGCAGCCGTGCCAAGGTCGTCGATCGTCGGAACCTGTGGAGGCGTCTGCGAGCGTGTCGCTCCAGTGGGGTAATACGCTGTCTTCTCCAGTAGATCTCTTACTACACCGATCTCCAGCGTGCGCGAAGACACGCCAGCGTCCAGATCCGTTCCGTCATCGACGACAACCGTAATGAGCGTATCGTCAGTGGATAGGGCACCAGATACGACGAATCCTTCTTGAACGGAAGGCGTATCCGTCGTCCACCGGAAACGAGATCCGGCCGGGAACCGATCGCTGATGTCTTCGGCGGTTTGTCCGTCCTGAGGCGTGAGTCGGATGACTGTCGCGGAATCTTTCGTTGCTGCCCAGGCATCGCCAGTCGTCACATAGACGGTGATCCATTCGGCGTTTCGGTAGAAGTCAATCAGCGCACGCATCATCTCGCGTGCGGAGTTGTTGACATCCGACCGCAACATTCCCTCAGGCCATCCATCGGGCGGCGTTTCTGAGTTATCCGCAGCGACGTCGCTCCAATTCTTCAGGTCACTCATCTCGGCCTCACACGGAAGTATGCGTTGTAGCTCACATCGCTGCCCAAGAAGTCCAGGTCTGCGTTGTTTGCCGACTCAGCGGTGAGATAGATGTCGTCACCACTCGCTGGGGTGAATACGACTTCGGGGAAGGAAACGCTCCAGCCATCGTCTACCCAAACACCTGAAGTCGCTGATCCAGCCGCTCCAAACTGAATTTGCTGACGGCAAATCTCGGTGTCGCTCGTAGGAGTACCCGAGTTTGTTCCATGGCGAAGCCTCAAAATGATCGGAGCGATGGAACCATCTGTGGCCCCCCACTTTCCTTGGATGTAGCAGGAGCTGACAATCCACTCGCGGTCGCTATCTGCCAGCGCGTTGAACGACGTGAGATAATCATTCCCGGCTCCGTCGCTTACTAGAGTCTCAGTGGAAACTCCAGTGGTAAACGCCGTGATGGAAGTGGCGAGCGCGAATTCCAGCTCATAGTTGGAGTACCCGCCGATGATGCCTGTGTCGGTTCCGCCATCGGTGAGATGGCTACCGGTCGGATTGTTCGTGATGTTCTGGACGACCTGCACTCGCGTAGCTCCGCTCACAACGATGATGCAGTCGGAACTCATGGTGTCGATCGTGTTGAGAGCCACCATCGTATCGTCTGCACCGGAATCTACGGTGATTCCGAAAGTTCCGTTATACATCACGTTGGAGAGAATCTTGTTCCTCAGCCCGGTGTCATAGATACAATAGGCGCATCCGTTGAACACGTTTCCCTGCGCGATGCAGTCTTGCGCCGAGGCTTGGAAGCGAATGGCTCGGTTGACGTTCTGGAAGTTGCATCCCTTGATGACATGGCGCTCGGCTTCGTTGCCGGCGTATTCCACCTGGACGCCTTCCGTGCCCACTCCAGAGAAGTCGAAGTGGCAACTGTCTACCGTGCAGTCGCGACCCTGAAGGTAAATCCCCCTGGCGTTGGCTCCGGTTCCTTCGAAACGACAGCCGACGATGGAACTTTCGCGTCCGGACTGGTCCGTCGGGGATGCGGCAGCCTTCACGGCTCCCCAGATACCGATCTGCGTATCCGTTCCGTGGTCCATGTTGATGAAGTTGCAGTTTTCGATCTGAACCTTCCCGGCGAAATGGATTCCGGCACCGGTTGTGATGCCGGCAGTATTGCAAGGCGTGTCGAACGAGCAGCCACGAATCACGATCTGGTCGATGTTGTTCGAAGAGTCCGTCATGAAGATTCCATCTTCACCCATGTCTTCGAAGATAGAATTCTCAATCCAGACCTTGTGGCAGCCAGGAAGGATTCCGACGCAGTCCCCGTAGCTGTCTCGGAACGTGCAGCGACGAACCCAGACGTTGCTCACGTTTGCGCCGATGGAGAGCATCGCAATCCCAGCGCTCGCCACGGTCTGGTTGGCCGAATTCCCGTCGAAGATCACATCCTCCAGCGTGACGTTCGCGTCGATGACTCCGGCCGCTGCGTCCTGGATGTCTAGGATCTCATCATCCAGAGAAGCATCTGCCTGCAGGATGGCCCCTCGCCCGATAATTCGGATATTGCCCTCGCTTGTACCGAGACCAACCGTCAGTGTGTTGCTGATCGTATAGGTCGCCCCAGGCTCCAACGCAATGATCCCGCCGCCGTCAGCCTCCAGTGCGTCGATTGCAGTTTGAATCCCGGCATCCGTGAGCAGCGTAACCGGGAGGATGACTGGGTCCAAGAACGAAGCCGATTGGATGGATGACGTAATGTGCGAGTAGATCGCAGTGGGAGCAGTGGGGACCTCCGTGTGGCCGGAGAAGTCAGTCAGCCCGACGAAAGTTTGCCCACCGAGAACCTGGCTCGCAGTTACAGTCGCATCGACTGGAGAGGGCGTGCCTCCCGTCATCCTAACGCGACGTCCTGCGCCAAAGTAGGCCGTGTAGTCGCCAGAGTTGACGCGAATTGCTGTGGCCGTGATCTTGTCCAGGGTTGCTCCAACCGTGAGATCCAGCCACTCCGGGTCGTCGTACCAGCGACGAATCGCGCCCATGTCGGCCCGCGCCGCGTCGTTCACGTCGGAGCGCTTCATCCCCTCGGCCCAGCCACCTTCCTCTGGGGTGAAGTTGTTCGAAGCGTCCGTCATGCTCCATTCTGAAAGTTCGCGTGTGGCCATTACCGACGCTCCATCTGTTTCTGTTGCTTCCTCATGAACTCATACATCTCGTTCATCGACTTCATGATTGCGTTGCGGTCTGCTTCCAGTCGGTTGATGATGCGACGTTTTTCTTTCGGAGAAGCGAATGGCTCCGCGATGCCGCGCTTCACCATGTCAATCTCACGGTTGTAGAGCTGAAGCCTGCGGTTTGCACGGTCAAATCCAGGAGCCATCTGGACCATGAGCTGCTGGTCCGGATCTAGATACTCCTCTTCGAACAACTTCTCCTCTCCGCGCTTGGCCAGTTCCCGCAGATTTCCCGCAGCCTGATTGAATTTCTCCAGGTTTCGGTAGTACAGCTCTGTGTTGAGGTCATACTTTCCCGCTTCACTGTAGAAACGTCGAACGACCGGTACGTCATCCCATCCCAGTGCGGGACCTCCTGGAAAGAAGACCTGATCGGTCACTTGCATCCCGATGCTGGCCCAGTTGCCGAAGATGCCGCGCAGAAGCGCCTCGGCCCGAGCCGGAGAACGAATCGTATCCGGCACCCAATCCTGATTGCGCAGCCCGATGGAGAACTCCTGGAGAACCCGAGGCGTTCTGGATCGGCTGCGAAGCCACGGCTCCACTTCGCCCATGCCGCGTGTTTCAATCGGCTGACCCGTGAAGAGAATCCGATTCATCGCCTGCTCGGTGATGATGTCGATTCCGGCAGGAAGCGGAACCGGGATACCCTCACCTTCCGTCTTGAAGTTGAAGTTGTGCGCGACGATATTCAGCGAATCCAGGAAGAGCGATTTGTCCTCGTCGGGGCCATCCATCATCGACTCGGCGAAACGCTCCGCGAGCGAGCCCAACATGCCGACTTCCCACAACTTCGGCATGTGGTAGTGGTCGAATGCGCTCGGTTCGAAATTTTCGTCGAACTTCGTCGGAACGTAGAAGTGCCACGCGGTCTGGCGCGCCCAGTCCGGCAGGTTCAGGAAGTCCACCATCGTCCGGCCGTCTTCGTCCTTCAGGTGGCCGTACTTCTCGGAGAGCCAGCGGTTGATCCCGTACAGAAGCATCGAAGTGATTCCGACCATGCCCGTCTTGAGACCCGTGCCGAGCTTCCCGTTCGGGTCTCGGAACAGGGCGCGATAGAAGCGATCGGTACTGGCAAGCATCGCGTTGTAGAAGGGCACGGTGTTGACCAGGAACTGATTCGCCTCTGGTCCCCACTGCTTGCCGAAAATGCCGTCAAACTCCGTGGGCTTCCCGCCGCCACGCGTGGCGAAGTCGGTAGAGACCTCGCGGCCCGCGAAGACCGACTCTTCCATCGTCGCAGCGGAACCCTTGCGCGGACCCTTCACGCCCGACTTCCTGGCGCGTAGGGCTTCTCCCACACGCGGACCCATTTCGATCGCTCGCCCCAGTTCATGGAGGAAGCGATACATATCTCCAGGACCCAGCAGCAGATTGCGCGGATTGAACCATTTCCGGTTCGCTCGTTGCGCTGCCTTTACGAGCCGCCGCCGCGTCACCCGGATGCCGTCCCGCATCGACGCGCCACCGAGGCCGTTTGCGATCAGCTCGCGATACTCGGGAGATCGTCGAATCGTGTGCATCAGTCCGTTCACCGCAGCCGTGATGTGCTGCTGACCCGTGCGACCCATGACCGTCGCCATGAGCGGGTCACGCACGCCGTTGGATGCGATGAAGCTCGGGTCCAGGGTGATCGCGCCCTGCTTGAACGCCTTGAAAGCCCGCATCCAGCGTCCCGCGATCCCCTCGGTCGCGTGGCGATTGATGGATTCGAAGGTGCGTAGCAGGACCGGGTCGTAGACGCGGTAATACTCCGGCTTGCCGCGCCGGACGATGGAGATGATGTCGGAGCCGTAGGGCTTGTTCGCGCCGATGAAGAAGGCCAGCCTCTCCAGGTCGCCCGGAAGCTCTCCGATCCAGCGCATCCGCGCCTGCGCCTGTGCCTCGGTGAGCCCTTCGTGGTTCATCATCTCGTCGATCAGGGCGCGGCGGAGATTCGTCCGGCTCACCTGAATCCGTTCGGCGGAAGGGGATACCCGCTCCGCGAAGCCGCCCAGAGCGAGCGCCTTGTCCACCGTTTCGATCTCCCACTTGTTCTGGAGAGCCGCCCTGGCCAAGTCCTGCGGACCCGTGATCCAGTTCGTGTAGCGATCGCGCAGGTCGCGCTTCGAACCGTGCAGTCTGTGAACGCCGAACTTCGCGGCGAGGGAATCAACCGTGCGGTGCCGGCCAGAGCGCCCGACTTCCATGTTTCGCATGTAGGAGAACGCGTACTCCTTCCGCATCCAGTTGTTGACCTGATCCCGCGTGATGAAGCCGCTGTCCACGTAGAAGTCAGCCATCTTGCGCTGGAACGCCTTCATCGCCTCGTAGACTGCCACCCGCGTTGGGTCGGCCTTGGCAAGACCTTCTTCGATCTTGTCCAGGTCCCAGTTCTTTTCGCGGGTCTTGGCTTCGGCAATCTCCTGCGGAGTCGCCGGTCGGATGCGATTCGTGTACGGGTCGATCGTCTGCGTAATCAGCTCATTCGACTGCCGCGCCTGGAAATAGTCCCAGGAATCCGCTTCGTACTTCTTCCCCTTCCCGAGAATCGGCAGGATGATGTCGCCAGCTCCCTTGTGCGTCCGGGTCGGGCTCTCCGTGGCCTCGTAGGTCGTAACGGTCTGAGACCTCCCGTCCGGCGTCGTCATCGTCGCTTGACGAGGCGTCACGTCATACGCGGGCGTTTCGACGAAGTTGATGATCCGGCGTCCAGGAACCTTCGGGTCCGGCACCCAGCCCACCGCTCCCCAGCGCACCATGCCGTCCTGCATGTTGGGGATTCCACGCAGGTTCTTGAACTTGTGGTAGACGTTGTCCGGCATGTCTTCGATGCCGGCCTTGCGCATCATCCAGAGCGCACCGTGACCGTCATCGACGTACTCCAGCCGGCGACGATCGCCCTTCGTGCTCCGGTAGGGCTCTCGCGGAGTCCTTCCGGCACCGATCGCGCCACCTTCACCGCCGCCTCCCCCAGCACCGCCGCCCTCACCGCCACCCGGAGGAAGCTGCTTGTCGGGGTACTCGCCCATCTTTCCGAAGCGGGATTCGAACTCGCCGCTGAAGGTCTCCCACTCGCCGTAGAAACCCGGCTCCCGCTCCTTGCCCTGGCCGAGTCTCGGCGGCTCGGGCGGAGTGGTCCGCTCCCGCGTAGTTTTGGCAGGAAGATCCCCCTGACTCCCTTCCTCACCACGCGGGAGCGAAACCCTTTCGCGCTCGTTGTAGATGTCGTAGACCCGGCGCTTCGCTTCTTCCAGTGAATTGAAGCTCTCCATAGGCCCGCTCTTGTCCGGCTTCCCGTCGGGTCCTTTCCGGAGCACCGACCAGATGTTCGAAGTCTTCGACATGCGACGAACGATGAAGTCTCCGGTGTCGTACTGGACTGGGCTCTTCTTCGGCTTCGGCGGTTCCGGCTTCGGCTTGACCTGCGCGCCCATTTCACGCGTGAGGAAGTTGATCTCCTCGTCGATGAACCCGCGCTGCTTCGGATCGGTCACGCGGGCGCGCTGGAGCTTGAGCGACTTGATCCGCTCCTCCACACCGGCCAGGGTCTCCGCTTCTGCATTCTTCTCGGCGGCGCGGATCTCCTCCATCATCTGCCGCTCTTCGGGCGGGAGATCTTCGATCTTGCGCTCTAGCTCAGCCGCCTTCTGCTTGTCCTTCGGAAGCTCCAACCGATCGTTCGCGATCTGCTCGCGCTCTCGGACCTCGTAACCCCGCTGCTCCAGAACTTCTGTAGCGGCTTCTTCGGCCTTGAGCTTTGCCTGCTGCTCTACTTCCAGGAAGGCACGGCGTTGGCTCGGGCGCATTCCAGGTCTCTGGCCGGCACCGAGGATCGCCATCGTGAGGCCATGCCCAAGGCGCTCTTCGATGTCCATCTCCTCGGGTGTCATCATGAAGGCTGTGTTCCCGAGAACCAGGGCGCTCATCGGACGGGATGCGCCTGCGGCCTTGAGGCCAGGGAAGAGCGCAAAGAAAGCGGCGTCCAGCGTTCCAGCCTTGAGCGATTCCAGCCAGCCCTGGTCGGCCTTGGAGAGCGCGCCCATCCCGAATCCGGCCAGACCAACCGCAGAGATGGCTCCCGCCACCGGAGCGGAAACGCCCGCTGCTGTGAGGCCGGCCGTTCCAGCCGCGATGATGCCTGCATAGGTCGGCACTGCTACGAGGGTGCTGCCGATGGCCTCCCCGGCAATCTCCATCCAGGTGTTTTTGCCTTCCGGATTTTCGCTGGAAATTGCAGCTTGCTCCTCAAACTCCTTCAGGTACTTCTCAAGGTCGGATTCAGTGTCTGCTCCAGCGGCTTCGCGAATGGAATCCGGTTGCAAAAGGTCGATACCCATGCGAGCCGTGTGGGCGAAATGACTCGCAGAACCGGAAGCTCCGCGACCCACGGCGTCCCAGAAGGAACCTTCCCACCACTTTCGGCCGTACTCGTCTTCGATCTCTCCGAGAATCAGGTCCTGATCCTTGCGCGAGAGTCCTGCGAACCCCTTGTCGGAGAGCGAGTACATCTCTCGCTGCTGCTCGCGATTGGAGGTCTGGTACTCTCGGCTCTGGAACATTTCCTGAAGGGTCGGCATTTACATTCCCCGAGGTCGTGCCCTGTTTCGAACAGCATCTACCGCTTCCGCATCATCCGGACCTTCATTGGCTTCCAGAAACGTCATCCACCACTGTCGAAGGCTTTCCGGCAAAAAGTCCCAGTCCGTGGCGAGCTTGTTGTACAAGAACTCTCTCCACGTTCGATCCTCCCCTTCTGGCTTCTCGTCCAGGTCGATCCTGGGGAGACCACTCGTCGTCACTTCATTTGCAAGCGCCCCGCCATTCGGCGAGTAGAGGTGCGGAAGCAATCTCATGATGTCCGGATTTTGGAACCATCTTCCGGGCGGCCTTCCCGTTTCTCGGTAAGTCTTCTGCTCATCTGGGCTCAGTGAGGCGAACAGGTTGTTCGCGGTCCCGATGTCATCCGAGCGATTCCCAGTCAGACCACCACTTCCGCTGCGCCCTTCATTGCGCAACGCAATCTCAGCCATCTTGTATTCGTGGATCTTTTCGTTCTCCTCCAGCGCGTAGCCGTGCTTTCGCCCTGCCAGTGATTCGGCCGCGAGGTACTGTGAGGCTGCAGCCGGGTTGGACTTGATGGCCATCAGCGTGTCTCGGCGCAGGGGGTCTGTGGTATTCGCCAGCTCATTGTCGATGTAGCGCGTGAACTGGCGCTGCCGGATCAGCTCTTTCGCCTGCGCTGGAGCCATCGACGCCCGCACCGCCCCGCGCTCCAGCGAAGACGTGTCACCACCTCCGAGCGGCAATCCTGCCAGACCGCTGAACGTCCCGCTGAGTGCGCCGAGGATGCCGTGGAACTTCTCCTGCGTGGAATCCTTCGCCCACCAGTCCGCGAAGTTGCCCATGAACGATCCGGCGTCTTCGGCCGGAGCCTTTGGGGTCGTGCTCACTTCTGACATCAGGCCGCGATCCTTGGCGGCTCCGAACCGGTCGGCAAACTCCATCTCCGAGGTCTGTTCGAAGACGTCACGGTCGTCACGAGCCGCCTGCGCGATGTACGCCTTATCCATAGTAAACCCCTCCTCTTGCGAGGTATTCGTCCATCAGCTTCTGCGCGGACGCTTGCTGCGACTGCGCGAGACCCGACACGTACCGCTCCGGCGTCGGACCTGCGGGAAACACGTTCGCTCCCGCTCCGCCGCCACCAACCGGAGGGACCGCACCGCCTCGCTCGTCCTTGCCATTTCCGCCCATGTTCTGCAGCAGCTTCGAACCGGCCTTCGCCCACTTGTTTTGCGTCCATGGAGCGCTCGGAGCCGACGGGATCTTGGATGCACCCGCAACGGTTGTAGGTGTCGCCGTTCCAGAAACGGGCGTGCCAGATCCGACGATGGCAGGACTTGAACCCGGCACGCTGGCTGGAACCACGCTCTCCGGGACCGTGTACGGAACCGCTTGAGAAAAACCGCCAGCAATCTCTGTGGCCGGATTTGCAGCGGCACTCATGAGCCCTGTTGCGCCTGCCTCCGCTGCCGTGCCAGCGCCCGTGGCAACTCCGCTCATGAGTCCACTGCCCGCTCCAGCGGCAGCCGTTCCAGCGGCCTCTGCGCCACCGGCCAGCGTAGAGCTGACGGCCGTGGCCGGACCACCCATCAAGCCCGTGAGCCCTTCCGCGATGCCAGCTCCCACGGTCCCGACAGCGTTCATCAGCCCTGAACCGATGGAACCCGCAACGCTCGCGATGCCTGACCCAAGCGCGCTGGCTCCTGCCGCGAGGGCGCTGCCAATCCCGGCGGCTGCAGATCCAACTCCTGCTGCGATTCCTGCTAGAGCCGGCATTATCCAATCTTCCCCGGAGGAATCATCCCGCCGCCGCTGTCACCCCCGAACAAGGAGGCGAGCGACGGCGTGAGCGCAGACCCAATCATTCCGATGTACTGGGCCGTGCCTAGTTTGCTGGTGTTCTTGGTTTCGCCGTAACCAGACGGTTGCGAAATCAAGCCCTGGTACATGCCGTAGCGTTCGAACGGCTCGTACTGCTGGAAGTTCCACCGATTGACGAGGTCCGAAAGCTGCATCTGCGCGTACTGGAATTCGTCCGCGCCGGCTGCGCTGAGTGCTGCCTGATCGGCGAACTGTGCTTGCCGCAGACCCGGAGCTTGCGCGACCGCCGTACCCTGCCGCCCGCGCTCGGACTCGTAGGCTCCGCCGTAAAGGTTCGCGACCATCTGCGACAGCTCCTGGCCGAGATCGCGCTGGGCTGCGCTGATCGCAGCCCCTTCCGCGTTGGCCACACCCGAAGTCGGACCTGCCGAGCGACCGGCTCCTGCAAACCGACTCGCAATCGCCGGCATCACCGTCATGTTGTACATGCGCGAGATGTCTTCACCGGCTGTGCTGGCGATGTCCCGCAGATAGGGATTCGTATTGCGTAGGTAGTAGCCTTCGCTGGTCCGCTGGTTCTCGGCGATGGCGCTGTTCAGACCTTGCGATCCCGTTCCGACCAGATTGGCGATGTTCTGGTTCGCCATCGTGGACCACGGGTTCCGGCCGGCAATCGTCGAATCCGGAAAATACTCCAGCGGCCGATCGCGGATGCCAGACTGGTCGAACTGTCGAAACAGTTGACGAAACTGTTGGGCCTGAGGACCCCACGGTTGCGAGGATGTCTTTGTGCTTCCAGTGCCCATTACAAAAGCTCCTTCTCAAATACGCAGTGGCTGAACTTGTATCCCTCGGGCAAGGTGCGCTCCCAACCCTTGCGTCCCTCCACCATAATCGACGCGCAGATCGCGAAGTCTGCGAACTCTTCCAGCTTGTCCATGATCGGCTGCATCGCTCGGTCCAAGGAGCCGTACCCTCCGGCCAGGATCACCTTCAGCGACTTGCGCCCGCTCACCCATTCGACGATCTCGGTCACGACCACCGTGATGACGTCCATTCCGTCCACCGCAAACCAGACCTGCGCCTTTTCGGTCATCATGAGCATGAAGACCTGCTCCAGCGTGATGCGCCCATGGGTGAGCGCCAACGCCGGCTCCAGGTGCTTCCGGATCTGCTCGTCCACGAATGGGCTCCGGTTCTCCGGACCCACCATCACCACCTCAACCGTTGAAGGTGACGTGGAAGACTCTGTCTGTTGCGCTGCTTGAGTCATGGTGAATCGTCGCTTTTCCTTGTTCCGTTTCAACCCAGATCACGCCCGTCGCGAATGAAGCCGCTGCGGAGGCGCTGCCTGGAGTCATTTGTACCGCCGTCCCCGGTCGGCAAGGCTCATGGAGCACTTCGGTCTCGGTGTCGTCGGCTTCCAGCGTCACGGTGAAACAGTTGTTGCTCACACCGCGCTGGAGCTGATTGATCGCACTGCTGATCTTCCGCCGATGCTCCTCCTCATCGCCCTTCCAGAACTCCGGGACGTTCTGCGCTCGCGGGATGTTGCTCTGCGCCATTACTTTTTCCTGCCTCCAGGAATCATCCCTTCTGCCTTCCCGATGATCTGCTTGCGTGTGCGGCGTTGGCTCTTCGGCTTCTTCCGCTCTTCGTGGTAGATGTGCTGGATCTTCTTCGAAACCTTCTTGTTCCGAGCTGATTTCTTCGTCATTTCTTCCCCGAGGCCCGCGATTCCACGTCGATCCCTACCGCGTTGGTGAAGGACGAGGGGAGGACAACCCGGAATCGGTGGTAGCGCCCGTCCACCCGCGTCGGGCACTTGCCGTCGTCGTCCTGCTTGCTGATCGGGTGGTACGTGAAGCTCTCGTTCTTGCGGCTTGTCGCCGCGACCTGAACCGTCGCATCCGCCGAATCGACGATCGGCCGCACGCCGCTGACGAAGGAGCGCATCCCCGGATTGACTTCGATGTCCCCGGTCTCCAGCAGCGCGGTCAGGTTCGCTCCCGTGAAGCTGGAGAGGATGTGCGATGTATCGTAGGCCCCAATCGTCAGCGCTCCTGGCGGCGAGAGCCGCAGGTCGAAGGTCTCATCACCGGGGGGGTCCGTGTCCACACCGCCCGTGAGGTTGCCGAGAATGTCCGGGTCCGCGACCGTGTCCGGCGAGTCCAGGTGATTTCCGGAAGTCAGCGCCCAGGCCAGATACTCGGCGTCGATCTCCGCATGGCTGAACTGGTCCAACGCCCAGTCGTAGATGAGGAGCTTGTTGGGCGTCCCGCCGGAATTGCCCGAGCCTGGATAGAGCACGTAGATCCGCGTGGAGTCCGGGTCGCGAATCGCGGAGACCCGGTCCGGGTAGTCCGCGTCGTAGTCGGCGAAGAAGGTGGAGTTGACCAGATCCTTCCCGATCGGCTTGCTCTGGGTGTAATCGAAGAGGTAGAAACCGTCCTCGGAGAGATAGAACACCCAGCGAGAAACGGGCACAGCGAGACCGGGAATCAGAAGCCCGCGATTCGGTTCCACTCTACGCAAAGCGAAAACAACGTCCCCGCCGACGTAGTCCATCCGCCAAACGGCGTGCTCTTGGAAGATCGCACCGACTTCCGATCCCGGCACCACGGCCTGCACCCAGCCGCCATTGCCCTCCAAGACTTGGCGGTCCGACTGCACAGCCACTGCTCCGGGGGTTCCGCGCTCCGGCCAGGAGAGACCGTTGTTGACCGCAGACCACGAAATGCCACCCGGCTGATGTCCGATGATGGGGTCGTAGATGTTCCCAAGGACCAGGAAGTTGTCCACAACGCCGATGTGGCGGGCACGCGGGACCTCCTGGGCGATGCTGAGATCCGACACATTCGCAAACTTCTCGGTCGTCAGCCCAAGGTGATGCGTGTGGATGTACTGCAGGTCATCGTTGAAGTTGGTCGCGAAAAGGACCTCTCCGAATGGTGCGAATTCCCACCGTCCATCCAGCCCGGTGTCATATCCAATGGCTCTGGACTTGTCGGTAGCACCACCCAGGTCGGTGGCGTAGAGCGCGTATTGCGTGCCAGCGACGTTGTACGGTGCGCCGGCAATGTCGATCCCGCCGACGGCACCTCGGCAATAGGCCGGAAGCGCCGTGGCACCGGAAACATTCGTGAGGCTCTTCAGCGGCCCGTAGCCGCCGTTGGTCGGGACGACGTTCTTGGCTTTGATGAGCCCCTGCTGGTTGACAACCGGGGGAAGATCAGGCGCGTACTTCCCGAAGGGGATGCGCTTGAGCATTAGCCACCCCCAACGGTATGCCGATCGTCCACCGAGAAATCCGGGCGGATGCGCAGCGGGCCACCGCTGGTTCGGGCTCTCCACTCCAGTCGCCGATAGGCTTCCTTCGCCTGCGAGTACATCGTTCCCCACAGCACCGTCCGCTCGTCGTCGCCGATGTACGGCGCGGAATGCATCAAGGCTCCGAAGAGCAGCGCATCGGGAGCGTCCCGAAGAATCCGGTTGCTGCTGTTCTTGGAACTGAGCGGCATCAGCCTCGCGAGGTAGAAGAGGGTGTAGTCGTCGGCGGATTGCGGTGCCGGTGCGAGGTAGAGCTTGTCTCCAACGATCGTTGCGGCCAGCGGGTAATTGACACCCTGGCTAGCAGCGCTGTCGTTGATCCCCGCGAACTTGTCCATCGAAACGATCGACACCAGCCTCATCGGATCTGTATCCACCCGGAGCAGACGAGGCGTTTGCAGGTCTTCAGGAAGGTCAAGATAGCCCTGGCCGGCGACCAGCGTGCCCTTCTTCACCTCTTCCTGAGCGCGAAGGTTCAGGCCCCGAGAGAGGTCCGCTTCGGTGAGGCGAATGAAGTCCGGGATGCGCTCGTTGAGGTCGTTTCGTCCCAGATAGCTCGCCACCATTTCCACGAGCTTTTCGTAGGTATCCATCCCGCCTGCATCGGCCGGTGTCGGGCTCATACGGTGGACCCCTTGTACCACGTCCGGACCGGCTTACGGGAAACCTTGCCGGGAGCGGTTCGGAGAAACTTCCATTCTGGGTCGTCCAGTTTTGCGGCGATCTTGTGCGTGTCCTCGGAGTCCCAGTACCGGATGCCTTCTTCCAGCAGCCACTTCTCCAAGATGACGTTCGGGATCGACGCGACACGACGCCATTCTCGCGTCGGCCCGTAGCCGTTCGTCCCATCGTTCATGAGGATTTTGTTGTGCTGGATGATCGGCTCTACGTCCGAAAACCTGGAGATGACGATCTTATCTTCAGCCTCGTCGATTCCGATCTTGGTGGAGATTCCGATCTCTCCTTGCGAAATTTCCCGCATTAGACCCATCGTCAATCCCCATCAATCGTCCGACAGCGGGTAGACCGTGAAATTGGATGTTCCGTCACCCACTTCGCGCCAAGAAATCTGGCTGTACCCTGTGACATTTAGCGTCACTGCACAGTCGCGAAGCGGAGTGAGAACGTAGGTTTCTCCAGCCGCCCCAGAAGTTCCACCCGGCGTGAATTCGATTCGATTCGAAGTCGTTCCACCGTACACACAGATATAGACGTACTTTGCCCGAAGACCACTTGCGGTCGTCGGAATGTTGAGCGTTCCTACAGCGTTCGCGAGTAGCTGCTGGGAGCCACGATCTGGGTCGATGCTGAAGACCGGGAAGTTTCGAAGCTCGTTGATATATCGCTGCATCAGAAGTCCTCTAGCGGCGTATACATCAAGTGTCCATTTCCGACTGATCCCGTGACAAAATCCCACCCGATGTGAGAGTATCCAGTCACGTTTAGGATTACTTCTGAAACTCCACGCATACTCAGCGGAAACCCCTTTGTGTCATCACCGGCTACGGCTCCATGTCTCGGGCTCACGGTGTAGGTATCCCCGGCATCCCCTGCAAAGCATTTGATATGCAGATATTTCGGCTTCGTCCCGTTCGTCATCGTAGGGATCGCATCACTTCCAGAAGTGTTGATCGTTGCCTGGGTGAGTGAATTATTGACCCCTACCGTGATGTAAGGGAAGTTTTGTGCCATCAGAAGTCTTCCAGCGGGACAATGCTGAAGTCTGCAGTACCGCCACCCGTATTCGCGTATCCAATGTGGCTATACCCGGCCACGTTAAACACGACTCCGGAATTGCTCTGTACCGGAAGCGGGAACCCAGTTGCGGACGCCCCATTGGCAGCCGACGTCTTCGGTGTCACGAAGATCACGTCACCCGCAGCTCCACCGTATGCGCAGATGTAGACGTATTTCGGAAGGGCCCCATTGGCAAGCGTAGGGATCGCCACGTTGGATGCTGCAGCCACGTTGAGAACTTGGGTCGCGGAATCCGGAGAGATCGTCAGTACCGGGAAATTCTGTTGCCCCATCGCTCCTCCTAGTCGGGCCGGCAGACCACCAAGAAGGTATAAGTCGCTGCGTTGCCACCCGTCGTGCGCAGTTCCAAACACGAATCCCTGGCGAGCGCATCTCCGTCGATTGCCGCAGAGGCGCAATTATCTGAGTGCGTTGGAGAGAATTCCAAGACGGTGATGTCCCCGGCAATGTCGCCAGCTTGCAGCGTTTTCGATGCGGAGGTCCCGTTGTTCTTGAGATTCCGGTTCCCGTGAAGCCTTGCTGTCAAGGTATTGGCTCCTGCTGGAGCCACTTCGCAGACAGCGAGGATGCGATTGACCTTGCATCTCACCGGAAACGGAAGATGCGCGACCGTTCCCACCGTACTGCAATCAACGTGGAAAGCCGTTAGGTAGAACTCCCCAGCGCTACGAATTTCTTGTTTCGCCATGGTGGCCCCCTACGGCCGAATCGTGATGACGAAGATGTACGCTCCAGCCGTACCTGCGCCTCCACTGATGATTTCCAGCGTTCCGCCCGCCGCAATCGCATCCCCATCAGCGGGTTCCAGTGCCAGATTCGTCTTCGCGTTGGGATCGAATTCGATCGTCTGGATGTCACCTACAACGTCCGCATTCTGACAAACCATCGTTGCGGTCGTTCCGCCCGAAGTCAGCGCAACTCCGCCAAGTTCGAAAGTGATGTTTTCATCGCTGTCGCCAGCCGTGTCGCACGCCGCGATGGCGCGAATGACCTGACCGGATGCAGGAATGGGAATGTGCGCGATCGTCCCGGTGGTATGCACGGCTAGTGGACTCGTCGTGATGTGGTACTCGCGAAGGTCGTGTTGTTCTTGGAAAGCCATTTCGAAACCTCCGTGCAGAAAGGGGGCCGGGGTCGGCTTCAACCCCGACCCCCTTGTCTACGACTAGCTGGTTGTCAGGTCTGCGACGATTCCCGAAGACCACGGATTGCTGGCGCGAAGCGTGTACTCCGCCAGGAGTTCGCGCTTCTCCGCGTCACCGGTCTTCGCCAGCGGGAACTGACGGAAGCCACGGAGGTAGTCCACCGACCACATGCGAGGCGTGATGACCAGCGCCGAACGATCCCGCGAGAAGCGGTTCGGAACGACACGGTGCTCGCCGTAGTCGCTCACGTACACGTCGATCGCCGTCACCAGCCGCATGTCCTCGGATCGGTCGAACCGGGTCGTGTTGCCCGAGAAGGCCGAAACCGCCTGCTTGTTGAACGGACCCACCATGATGACCGTCGGATCACCACCCTGCGTCCAGCACTCGCGGATGACTTCCTTGAGGTCCGCTTCCTTGAACGCACGCTGCGTGCCGTCCGTCCGCTGTGCGGCGTCGGTGGGCGAGTAGTCGTCCGTTTCGGCCGTATTCGCACCGCCGCTCCCGAGATTCGACGGCTGGCCGGAGCCTGTCGTCATCCAGGTCTCGTACGGGCCTAGTTGGGCTGCCGTACCTGCGGAACCGATGTTCTTGCCGTTGGGTGCGGCCGCAGCCGTGGTCCGTCCGGCGATCAGAATCGACTCCATGTCCCGCTTCAGCTCTTTGGCCATCTTCGCGAGCTGATAGGCGAGTTCCGACTTTCGACCCGCCTTGTCCACGGCTTCCGTGGTGCCCGAGATGATGACCGTCTTCCGGCTGATCTGGGTGTAGTTGTTGACCCGAGTCGTGTTGTTCGGAACGGTGAATGCCGCCTCGTCACCTTCGATCTGGGCGTTGTTCGTGTCGGCCGCTGCGAGTGCGTCGATCTGCCACTCGTGCGTGGTCGCCGTGGCCTTGCCGCGACCGACCATCATCATGAACGGTGTCTCGGTCGGCGAAATGCTGTAGATCACGTCCGATAGATCTTCGCGCTGGCCCTGTGCGCCAGCAGTGCCGTACGTCACGTAGGTTCCGGATACGATTGCCATTACAAAAGCTCCTCAAAAAGACGCGCAGCGTCCCTTTCGTCGCCCGTTTGTCTCAGGCGATCCATTTTCTTCTGCGTGTTTCGTTGCGCGTCAGTCGCCGAATCTCTTCGGGCTGACGACCGAAGCACAGCCTTTGGCTTCGGGAGTCCGCGCAACTTGTCCAACTTTTTGGGGGCTTGGTTTTTGATCTTTCGGTACTGTGCTGCTTCATACGCTACCAGCAGGTAGCGATGATCTTCGATGCTGTTGATCTCTTCCTGAGAGAACCCAGCTTCGGATAGAAATGCGGCCGTTTCCTGCATCGCCGCGTTGGCGACATCCGGCTTCGTCCAGTCGGGCATCTTCTGGTGCAAGCGAGCGACTTCCTGGGATCGGTTGGCCTGCCGCTCCTTCTGAAAGGTTTCGATGCGTTCGTTTTCGATCGCCTTCATCTTTTCGATGGAGCGCTGGATGATGTCTCCGCGTTCGCGTTGGCGTTCCTTCAGGTAGACGTACTGGCTTGGGTCCTCGGCTTTGAGCTGGGACCAGTTGACGTCCTTGAATTCTTCCTGGGTCATGTCCAGGAGCGCTTGGGTATGCACGGCCAGCTCGCGGATCGCATCGTCCGTCTTGGATCTCAGCTCTGCCGACTGGCGGGTGATCTCGGCTTCTTTCTGCTTGAAGGCTTCGTACTCTCGGGTGACTTGCGGTGCCTTCTTGTAGGCTTCGATGACCTTCCCGAGCGGAACGGATTCACCGTTTTCAGAATCGACCGAAAGGTGTTCCAGTAGCTCCGCTTCTTCGACTTCGAAGAGTCTTGCGAGGTCGGATAGGGTGTGGACCTCGTCCTCGCCCTGCTCGGCCGCTGTTGCAGCATCCGACGGAGTTGCCTCAGCTTCGCCCTCTTCGACGGCCTTTGCGGCAATCGGGGGCGGCTCTTCATCGTCCGGTTCGTTCTGTGCGGGTGCGCGGTCTTGCGGAGGAACTTTTATTTCGATTTCCTGAGCATCCTCAGGAATGGCGGGCGGGATCGGTTCGTCGGTGATTGCTTCTTCTAACCGACGGAGAATATCAAGATCAGGGTTGCCCGTCGGGGCCGCCATCCCACTCCGATAATCTTCGTTCCCGGTCCACTTGCTCTACGCGCTGCGCCTGCGCGGTTGACGCCAACTTTCCCGTATTCACCAGATTTGTCAAGTAGCTTCTGAGTTCTCTGGCTGCACCGAGCATTCGGAAGGCTTCTTCCCGAAGCTCTACCTGACTCAGTTTGGAGTTACGCCACGCAGTCTCGTACTTCTGCTCTAGTGAGTTAAGTGCCTCATTTAACAGCTCATTTTCCAGTAACTGGTGGGCTTGCTTACCACGCAGAATTTCTTGATTTTCGTCCATGAGACCTCTGGGGGAAGGGGGAGTCTCTACTTACCGACTGCGCATTCTTTTTCTTCGTGTCGGAGCCTGTGGGTCGTCCGTCGTTTCTTCCGGAGCTTCAGTTTCCTCCGCCGGCTCGTCAGTAGCCGGTGTCGTTTCCTTGACGACCTGTCCGAACACCATGGCTTTGAGCTGATGAAGCGTGTTGCGCGGATCACTGCTCGCATTCTTCGCCAGGAATTGTTTCACGTCCTCAATCGTTGCCATTTTTCTTCGGCTCCTTCTTCTTTTCGGAGTCGCGCTTGGCGGCGATCCGTTCGTTGGCCTTCACCTGGGCGAGAGCGATCTTCTCCTGCGAGGCGATCTTCTCTCGTTCCAGTTTCATGTGTTCCTGCAGCTCCATCACGCGGAATTCCGACATCGCCTTCTTTTCAGCCATCGCGACTTGCAGCTTGTTCGCCTCCATCTCCAGCGTCTTCTGGTTGTCGTCGGATCGGCGCTTGGTCTCCATGATCTTGACCTGATCCTTGCCGTCGGGTTGCGGCGGCGGCGGAGGCTTGCCCTGCGGATCGGTGAAGAAGCGCTCGGGATTCGGGAGCTGCATCGCTTCGGCCATTTCTACGCCGGCTTGATAGATGTTGTCCGGCGAAACCACATTGACGAGGCCCGCCATCGCAGCGGCTTGTTGCACCTGGAGCATCTGCATCAGGTACGCGATGCGCTCGCCGGCCTGACCGACGCCGAGTCCGACCTGGACTTCGACATCCATGTCCGCGTTCCAGGTGGACGGATCGACTTCGATCCACTGGCCGCGCAGCTTGATGACCCGATCCTTGACGGGCGATTCGATCATCAGCCGAAGCAACTTCTTGAACAGGTCCTTGACGCCCGTTTCGGCGAAGATGCGGGCGATCATCTCCACGCGGGCGTAGGCGGCGCTCATGACCTGGGACACGCCCGTCGCGGTCTGATTGCGGAAGGTGGAAGCGTCCAGGCCCTGGTTGTGCATCCCCGCGCCGGTTCGCATCTGCCGCACATTTTCCAGAAAGTCCAGCAGGGTGTAGGACGCCTGATTGAAGGGCTGGGTGGGGAGGGGATTCACCATTCCTGGGGCGGTGACCCGAACGACACCACCTGGGCGGCTGGTGAGGAGATCGTCGATCTCCACAGCCCCCTCCACCACCTCATAGCGACCGTTGTTGACCAGATACATATTGTCCAGCATCTGGCGCAAGAGCGTAGAGCGGATGAGCTGCAGATCGGCGGTCTGGTCCGCAACCGACAGTCCGTGGAACCGGTGCGGCATCGGGATCGGCGTGATGGACGAGAAGGGCTGCCAGTTGATCTCTTCGTCGTCCAGGATCGTGATGTTCGACTCTCCGACCACCGTGATCTTGCGCAGCTCCGAGTAGCCGTCGCCGTCCTCGTCGATCCGGACGTAGCATTCCGTGATCCAGATTTCGCGGCTGGCCGGGTCGGAGCGCTCAGAGGTCGAAAGCGGCGAGGTCTCATCGTACGAGAACCGTTCCGTGCGCCCCTCCGTGAACTCGGGCATCTCGTCCGAGGGTAGATTTTCCACGAGGTCTCGGTCGTAACCGAGCGCGATCAAATCAGAAACTGTCACTTTCTTGCGGTGCGCACAGAACCCGATGCGGTCGTTGAGTTCGATGGCGCGGCGAGCGATCAGGAATTCCTCGGGCGGCACGATGTCGATCTTGATCTGCCCGACCGGAATCTTCTGGCGAACCACGAGGTCATAGAACTTGACCACGTTGGGCAGGCCCGTTTCCGGATTCGTGCCCAGTGTCTTTTCTTTCTCTTCGAACCCGATGGCTTCCAGGCGTCCGTCTTGGAGTAGAGCTGTCGCGCCCTCCATCGTGAGCCCACGGTAGGTCTCCACTTTCGGTTCGACGCGCTCTTCGAAATAGGCTTTCGTAACGCCGTTCTTTTCCAGCAGCGCGTCCTTGAACCAATCGTGCAGCACCTGGAATCCGCGCTGCTCGTCCATGAAGACCTTGTTGACGTACTCGGTGGCCTGATCGGCGGCCTCTTCGTCGCCGGGTCCGCGTGGCAGGTAGCGCACGACATAGCGACCGCCCGTGAACATGCGCATGAGCGACGGCATGATCCATTCGATCGTGTCGGCGACGTCGGTGAGAATGACCTTGGAGCGCCCTTCGACTTCGTTGCCGAAGTCGCGGCCGTAGTAGTACCGCAGGGCGAGTCGCCGTTCGGCGGAGATCTGCGAGCCGAGTCCACCCAGCGCGTCGTCGATCTCTCGCGACAGGATGGCCTTGATCTCGTTTTCGGTCAGGGGGTCGATTTCGCGGTTGGCGGTAACGGGGTGAACATCCAGCGCATCATCATAGATGTCGCCGGCTTCGATCAGCGGCGGTGAAGCCATGGCTTACGTCCCCTTTGGCTGCCTTCCAAGCTCCAGCTTATCCAGGGTCTCCGGCAGCGGCGTTTGGGGGACGACCACGCCGCCATCGCTCAACCCGTGGCGTTCAATATGCGCCACGGATTTTCTCAAAGTATTGACCGCCTTCTCCAGCTTGTCCAGCCTCTCCTCCGCTTCCTTGCGCTTGGCGATCAGGTCTCGGATCTGCATTTCGTGTTTGATCGACATGGCTTCTCCTAGACAATCGCGAGCTTGGGGTAGAGGACATCGACTGGTTTGCGGAATTCCCGCAAGCCCACCGCGAGCGTGCGGAGGGCGTCTGCGGGGTGGCTGGCCCAGTTGTGCAGGGGTTTGTCGCGGAATAGGGCCTCTCCGTCAATGCCCTCTTCGTCCAGGATGCGCTCTTTGGTGTACTGGCGCAGCCCTTCGATGCCCGTTTCGCAGCGCTCTTCGTCGATCCAGACCTTCGGCAGCAGGAAGCGCACCGCATTGATGCCATCGGCCAGGGGCATCTTGGGCACGACCCGCATGTTCAGGCCGAGTTTGCGGGCCATCTCTATCCGGCTTTTTCCAGAACCCAGTTCCCGAACCGTCGCATCATGCGGGACCAGATGCTCTTTGTACGCGTACGGCTTCTCGGATAGCACTTTCGCATAGTGGTCCAGCCCAACTCCGGAGGCTTGGTAGTAGTCGATGAGTCGGTGTTCGTGTCCGACGAGCTGGTGGAACCAAATGGAGGTGTAGTCTGCGACCCCCAGGTCCCAAGCGGTGGTAACCGGTCTTTCGGGTTCATATGGAATCTTCCCTATGCGTTTTTCTTCCGTCATGGTGCTCATCAGGTCGCCGTAGTAGGCCCCGACCAGGGGTGCGTCGAACGAGCAGTAGAATTCCTGCTGCACCAATTCTTCCGGCATTCCGGCGGCGCGTTCGTCTTCGACCGCCGACATCGGAATGGCATGGGTCATGTCCACGCTCAGCTTTTCGGCAAACCAGCCTTCGGTTTCCTGCGCCATGTTGAAGGTACGATAGCCGTGGTTCCGTCCGCGTGGCGTGTAAATAAACACAGCCCACCCGCCGTTTTCAGCCAGAATGGGTCGGATGAACTCCCAGACCCGAGGCGGCATAACGGACCATTCGGAGAAGATGATGCCGATGGGGTTTGCGCCGACGAGTCGGTCCGGGTCATCGGCACCAATGACCTGATAAACCGAGCCGTTCGCGAACCACATGGCCATCTCATCGTCACGTTTACGTGTTACGAGATTTCCGGGTCCGGCGTTGTTTCCGTCAGGGAAGTGGTCCAGGAAGGCCCGACCGTCACGCGTACGGCCTTCCCATACCACCTTGCGACCCTGACGGTAGGTCGGTAGGACGTGCCAGTAGAGTCCCACCCTTTGGAAGATCTGGCTCGCTGTCCAGTTGATAGCGAATAGGTCTTTACCGGCGCGTCGGTGCCAGACCAGACAGGCCCTTTTGGTGCCTGTTTCAAGCGCTTCCCACGCAGCCCTTTGGTAATCACGTGGCCTCCAATCTAGGGGAAGAGTGATCTCCACCTACACGGTTCTCCCAGAGCAAGTCACGAAGACGACCTGCAAGAGCGTCACGAAGACGACACAGTAGATCGCATAGGCGACGTACTTCGCCAGATGGCTCTTCTTCGGTTCGACAGTATCGACTTCCGGTGGAAGCGGAAGGATGTCGCTGTAGAGGTGCCCGGTAAAGACGTCCTGTCTCTTGGCCTGACACTCCATGCAGCGGCAATTTGGGCAGTAGGCCATTTCGCGTGCGATGCGAGATTGTGCCGCCATCGCGGAGATGGCGGTGGCGGTCGGAGCGCTTTGGCTGAATTCAGGGACGCCCATCATTCGACTCCCTCCACGGGCCAGCCTCTTGGGCTGAGCGCCCTACACAGAAACTCCTGGCACAATTTCGGCATGGCGGGTGTGTTGTAGACGAGACAGGTCTTCTCTTCTGACAGGTGCATACAGACCTTGTCGATCTTGGCGAACCACTTCCCGCCGAGCAGATCGACGTTGATTCCGTGGTATGCGGCCCATCTCGCGTGGTCGTCGTCCTTGAGGGGGAGCAGCACGTACTCACAGCATTTTCCGCAGTCCGTACAGTCCGTTCTCACTAAAAGTGCTCCCGGAACCACTTCTCGGCTTGTCCCATTTCCATGCCGGGGTCCGATTCAGCACCCATACAGTCTTCGGGGTCGATTTCGCCGCGAAGCGGCGATGACGGCTCAAATCTTCCCTCTTCCGCACAGGGGAGCAGTTCGCGGATGGCATCGCGGATGTGGGTGAAGTCGTTGATCGCGGTGCTGATGTTGTTGTACTGGCCGGTGGCGGCAGTTGTTTCTGCGGGCACCCAGAAGTATTCGGTGGTGGTGTTGCAGTCGGTGGTGATGATGAGGTTGCTGTGGGTGCTGGTGGTGTTGAAGTTGGTGATATTGAACGCGCCTGGGGCTGTTTCGATGTAGCAGTGGATCGCATTGGAGGCGTAGTCTGGGTTTTCGTTGGATTGCGTATCAAACCAGAGACACGCGATCGGGTAGCCTTGACTCATGATGCATTCTCCTGCAGTTCGGGTTCGTATTGTGCAACGATGCGGGATGCGGCGTAGATGAGTTTGTGCGGCATGGCGAGTGCTTTGGTGCGTCTACATTTCGCGATGCAGTCTGCGAGCAGTCCGTAGGCAGCGGTTCCCATGGGCACATCCCATTGTTTGGCGAGAAGATTCAGCACCTCCATTTCGGAGGGGGTGACGGAGATGCGGATGATCTCACTGCGTACCGTATCACGGGCTTTGGGGGGTCGTCCAGAACCGGTGCGGGCTCCGCCTCTACTCATGGTATTTCCCTGTGTGGCTTTCGATGAAGGCGGCGACGTCCACGGCCTCGCGGATTTCCTCGCGCTCCTCATCATGGTGGGTGTAGGTATCGACTACTCCTGTCGATAGCTTCAGGATATTGATGGTAAGGCCCCCCTTCTCTCTTCCGGAGGCGTCTTCGCGGCTATCCGGCCGACCCCAGCCTTGGGAGAGGATGTCGCTGGCGCACTGGCGTTTGACACCGGGGGGTGTTTTGGGGGCTTTCATCAGCGCGACGAGGGTTTGGATCGCATCGCGGGTGTAGACGCGGGCGAGTTGGCGCACGTCTTCTTTGGTGGCTTCCTGATAGGATTCGATCAGATCGACGTCGCTGATGTCGCTGGTCACAGTTTGTACCCGTAGATTTCGCAGCGTTTTTCGACTTCTTCTTGCATACAGCCGAGTTCCAAGGGTTCAATCCGTCGGGAGAGTTGTTTGCCTTTGCCGACGACATCTCCGAGGTGGGCGATGTCTTCCAGGCGGATATGGGTATCGCAGAGGTGTTGGCAGCCATCCGTCCAGAAGACCCAGAAAGCGGACACGCGTTCCAGGTCATGGGGGTCGTCGATGGCGATTTTGCTGTGGGCGTACTGCCATTCCCAGAACACGGGAGAGAGTTCACGGGAGAGGGATTCGATGGTGGGCAGCGGGTGTCGAACGATGTGGAGGATTTTGTCGAAGGTGTAGTGTTGGCGTCCTTCGACGTGCAGGAGGGTGTCATTTTTCTGTTTCATGGCGAGCCACGCGCTGTTGACGGTGCCGTCTTCGCCCATGCGTTCGTGTTTCACGCGCATTCCGAAATTCTGCAGGAGTTTGGCGAAGAAGTGGGTGCCGGAACGGGGGGACCCGACGACGAGCAGTCGTTTCGGGATGGGTTCTCGGCGAGGGGGTTCGTATTCGATCATAGCAGTTCAAAGTGGACCAGATCGAAGGGGACATTCTTGTCGTAGAGGTCCGCATCCATGTCCCAGTTCCCGCCCCAGCGCAGTTTGATGTCGCGTTCGAAGGCGGCTTGCATCATCATGCCGGCGAGATACACAAATTCGCGTTCATTGTCCCAGCGGATATGGGGGGGATCGGGGTGCCAGGGGGCGATGTCCACGGCGAGGGAGAGGGGGGAGTAGTCGTTCCGGTCGGGGCGCAGGACGTGGTGGTTGTGTTTGGAGAACGGCCATTTGAGCCGGCTGCGGCCGGTTTCGAAGGCTTCGTTCTGTTCTTCTTCGCCGCGAAAGCCGCAGAGCACGGTGAAGTCGGTGTGGGGGATGACGGCCACACAGAGGTCGATCAGGTCCTGGTCACAGGTCATGAGCCGGCTCTGTGAGCGTTGGCCGAAGCTCGGCATGGTGTCACCTCCGGGGGAGTGAGGTGCTAGCGGATCTTGGAGCTGTGTGCTTCTTCCATCGGCCCCTGTCCGAGCACATCGGGACCGGGATCGTCGAATTTGCTGTTGCCACGCGGCGCTTCGTTGTAAAACGTGGCTTCGCAAGACGGCGTGTTCTCGCACGCGGGAACCTGCCCCTCGCCGTTTCGGTTGCTCCCGGTCACCTGTCGGCTGCGGGTTTCGGTATGTCCTTTCATGACGCCTCCACAAAGTTGTGATAGGGGGGTCTGGCGGGAACGAGCTAGCCAGCACCCCCCATCACAGAGCCTGCTGCGCAAGAAAACCGTACCGCAGAATTCGGCAAGCGCTAATCTGGCCCCCATGGCAGTGGAGATCGTTCAAGTCCACGGGACCTACTTCACCCGGTTTCTTCCGGATGAGCCGATTGAGGCCAGTGAAGCGCATTGCATCGCGCAGACGTGCGGGACGGTTGAAATGGTCCCGATTCCGGACCCTGAATACCCTCCGATCGACCCCGAGGCGGTGACGGGCTCGGAGGAGGCGCGTGCGTGGTGGTCCAGCACGGCCGGAAAGATGGAACGGAAGCGCCGACGCGAAGCGAAAGAGGAGCGTGAGCGGGCCTACCGGCGATTTCTGAACCACGAACAAGAGGTCCTGAACGCGAGAAAGCGGCTTTGGGCGGAGGACGCGATGCGATGCGGGCTTCCGAACCCGTACCCGGAGGCATTTGGAAAATGAAGCGCGGTTGGGCACCGAGCAAGCTGCAGCAATCCAAGAGTCCGAAAGGTGCGGGGAAACCCACAGCGTCGTATCGGATCGTGATGAAAGAGGTTTACGGCCAGAAGGTTCCGGTGAAGGTCTACGAGCCGCACACCCGCGCCAAGGACAAGGGACCCAGCGAATTGGTTGCATTTCTCGCCGAACACGACGCGGAGCTTGCAAGATTTCGGGCTGCGAGGAACGAAAAAAGGCGAAAATCAAAAACTGTATACAGACCGGTCAGGTCCTCGGAAACAAACGGGAATCCGTCCGCGACTTGATTTGCTCTGCCTTGCAAAATCCCGAAAAATACAATAAACGCGCGCGAGAGGCGCACGCTCACCTCTGAAGTCAAGAAAAGGCCGCTATCCGGCTTCCACCCAGCAGCAAAGCAAAGGCAATCCCCTCAAAACCACCCGCCGCGCCTGCCGATGAACTCGCTTCGTCGCTCCGCTCCTCGCTCCCATCGGCGTCTAGATTCTTTTATGGGTGAAACACCCCAAAACCGGCGGTGAGAGGGGTGTCAAAATTCTGACACCTGAGACCAGAAACAGCGAAAAACGGCAAATTTCAAAGAAATCCGCCAAAAATCGCAGATTGTCTCAATTATCCGCCGATTCTCGCTCGTTTTCGTCGATTTTCTGCTCCAACTGCCGACCGCACATCGCACACCGGAAATAACGAGCCAAATTCGTCACCCGCTTCAACTCCATCGGATGACCACAAAACGGACACTTCGGCGCTGACATCAGAAATTCCTCCCCTGAGGGGTCCCATACCACAGTAACATGGCGAGGGAAAGCAGTATTTCTGTTGAACGACCTCCCGAAATAGAGGGACCCAGAGGCGAGAGGCTCATCATTGGTGGTCTAGGGGTAGCTATAGCGGTCCCTAGCACCGATACTATGACCTTCTGCTGTTAGTATTAGTCCCTCCGGGGATGATAGCCTCGCTATCCCGCTGTTTAGCGATGCACTAAACAGAAGCCCCCCCTAGCACTCGGCTAGGAGGGGCTCTGGTATTGCTCTGCTATTGC